GGGGGCGAACAGTGAATCTTCTTCCGCCCGTTTGTCCAGATAGGCTTTGATTGCCTGTTTGAAACTTTCATTACTTGCCATGGTTACTTAATTTTGAAGTGGTTGATAATATTTATTTGTGATTGATTCTGATGTTATACTCGCATAAGAATTTTCCTATATCGTCGCTTGCTATATTGGGAGGTGGTGCATTATCTCCGTATATAGCCCGTATTGTATCCTCATTTCCCCCGTATGCCTTCCAATAGGTGTAGGCAGTTAGGTTATTGGGAACGTTAGGAAAAAGTTCTGTGAAGGCGCTGAAATCGTTTTTAGCCTTTTTTTTGAGCTCCTGAATGTTTTTTACTCCCTCAATCATGGCGCACGCTGCATCTTCTATCCGGGTGAAACCTTTTTGGGATTGTTTCATGGCGGTTTCATTGGACAGTTTGACGTGCTCGTCTCTTCTATCCCTGCAAAAGTCCGATAGGGCTACCATAATGGACTGGTTGTTTATCCTGTTTCCCCAGACGAACTGTCCACGGCTTCCGTTTTTAAGCTGTGTGAAGAATATGCAAAGCTCGGCCAGATTGAGAAAATAATAGCTGGCCAATATGCTTAGCGCCGTTTCGGCAAGTTGTTGAGGTGCGATATCAATGCCTGCGTATCGGAGGATTGATTGCAGGTGCTCTGTGATAATCCTGACTGATGTGGCGTTGCCGAAGACAACATTGATGTCCGCAAGGGTGGGAATACCCTCAATCCTGATTGCTTGTGCTAATGTCAGGTTACAATTCAGCTGGGCTTGCGTGCCGGACCAGTTGTCAACCAATTGGGAGGCTGTTGATCCATTTCTCAAGGTCTGCTGGAGCGGTGTCAGTGTCTCCGGCTTTTTCCTGGATTGAGGTATCTGTCCTGGGGACATTATCACAGTGATCTGTTTTTGAAGTCTTGTTTCCATTTTGAAGTCTTTTTTCGATTATCCAAAGGTTAGCCCGGCTGTCCCATCGTTCAATTTTAGCCCCGTTGGTGTTTTTCCAGCTTAGCGCATCGAAGTGGTAGAAGAATATCTCCGCCTGCTGTTCCCAGTCCGGGAGCTTGTCACGGAAGTAATCTTTCACCTGTTCCAGGGTAGGGGCTATAAATTCGGTTTTTGGTTTTGAAGGCTTCTTTTTAGGTTTTTCCTGCTCGGGCTTAAATAACTCGCTAGAGTTATTATTATCTTTACTCTTAAGTCTTATATTAATGTTAGCCTTTTTACTTAAAGGTTTACTTAAGTCATTACTTAAGAGTTTACTTAAGGGTTTACTTAAATCATTTAAGTAATAAACGGGCGATTTCGCATTTTTCTTACCTGACTCAAACTGTAGTAAACCTTTTTGCTGTAATCTGTTCCTGACTTCAATTACGGTTGGTTCTGATATACCGGTTGCGAGGACGATTCGTCTGTTGGGACACTCAAACGGATTCTCCCAACCCCGACTATTGCACTCGTTCAAAAGGAAGAAGTACAAATAAACTTCGTTCGAGGAAAATGCTACACTCTGATGTGTCTTCCAAAATTGGTTTACGTAATCTATATAAGTCATTGTAGGTAAGAATTTACTTCGTTTATGAACTCCTGTAGTGAATGGCAGATAACATACTTGTTTTGGTATCTCTCTGCTTCTGTCTGCCACGTTCGTTGGTGCTCGCTCTGTGTACCCTTCGGTGTCTTCATCTCTATACAGAGGGAAGCCCATCCCTTTTTGGGTATGAGCAAAATCAAGTCTGCTACACCTCTCACTGCTCCTTCATACTTCATCCGTGCTCCTGTCTTGGCATCACGTTTGCCACCGTTGGGCACTGTAAAAAGCATACGAGCCAGTTTGGGATATTGTAACCGGAACCATACCAAACAATCATGTTGTATTTGGCTTTCTGATAATGGTGTTGTCTGTTTCCTCATATTCTTCCGTTGAATAGGTTCATTGCCATATCTACCACATTCTCCTTAACCACATCATCCGTCCCTGTCACTCCGTTGGCTATTCCTTTTTTGGTCTGAATGACATCATACATATATTTGTCGATAGTATCCTTTCCAAGATAGTAGTAACAGTTTACGTTGTTCTTCTGTCCGTTCCGATGCGCTCGGTCTTCTGCCTGCTCACAATCGGAGAAAGTCCATGGGAACTCGATAAACGCCACACGGCTGGAAGCTGTCAATGTAAGACCTGTACCTCCTGATTTGTAGTTAAGGATGATCAGCTTGCAAGAAGGGTCGTTTTGGAAGCGGTCTACCGCTGTCTGTTTTTGAGTAGCATTGTCTTCGCCTGTAACGGTGACAGCTTCAGGGAATATCTTCTTTAATTCCTGTACTACTTCTTTCAGGTAAGCAAAGACTATCAGTTTCTCACCTCCGTCAATCACGTCATGGATGAATTCGGAAAAGACTTTGATTTTTCCCCTGGCTGATATGGCTTTCAATATTCCCATTTTCACCATTACTTCGCCTCTTAATGCCTTGGCCACCTTTTCATCGTCCGCATTCTTGTAAGTTCGGAGATACTGTATCAGGTCGGCTTCCGCTTTGTCGTATTCTTTGCGATTGGATATGTCCACCTCTATATATTGGCGTGACTTGTCCGGCAACTGAGTGAGTACCTTGGCCTTTTCGCGCCGGAAGAAGCAGGTCGATGATAACCTCCAGTTCAGTTCTTTCACATTGCTTGACTGTTTAGGTCCATCGCAGAACCTCTCTACGAAATACTTGTATCCTCCGAAATCCTCTAATCGTCCCATTATCTTGAGTTGTTGTATAAGGTCTGTATTGTTGTTCACTACTGGGGTTCCCGTCAGTTCCAAGATATATTCTTTGCCTTTACATATTCCTTCTACGAACTTGGATTGCTGGGTCTTGGTGGATTTGCACTTGTGTGATTCGTCAATGACTACGGATTTGAATAACGATATTCGTGGATCAAACTCAATGGATTTCATGGTAAACCGTGCATCCTCCTTTACTTTAAGTACAAAAAACTTTTTCAGTGATTCATAATTTGTTATGAATATGTTGCAGCATTTAGTTTCAAAGAAACGGTGCCAACTGGCTTTATTGCGATCATCCAGAATCATGGCATTTTTTCCGGCAAATTTCTTAAATTCACGTTGCCAGTTTATTTTCAATGCGGCCGGACAAATGACAAGGCACGGATACGCTTTTGCTATCGTAACCGTGCCTATTGCCTGTAATGTCTTTCCCAGTCCCGGTTGGTCCCCGAATATGCACCGCTTGTGCTGTAGCGCATAAGCGATGCCTTCTTTCTGATATTCGTACGGTTCCAACAGCAATCCGTGTGGAACCGTAAGTTTTGGAAGGTCGGGAATAGTATAGTCATTATACTCTCTTGTTGTCACTTTGTGCTGTACCCGGCTGCATATCCTTGTCTGTACCGCCCAATCTGCCATCATCCTCACGTATTCCTTATCTTGTAGAGATACCTTCCAAGCTTTTTCGTCAGCGATATAGGCTGCCCGGATATTCTGTTTTACACTTGGAATCCGTTTGACTAGCTCCACTAATCTTGGATGGTATGGGAAGGCTAGTTTGAAGCAGTTGGGGGTAGTAGTTACGCAAAATGGGGACGGCGGTATCATGATGCAAGTTGTTTGACTTTACGTGGTTTACGTGATTTAATTTTCTTTCCGTTCATTATTATGTCAACCCCTGCATCATTCATAGCCTGCTGGAATTCTGCAACCTCTTGATTGAAGTCTGTACCGGCTTCTGGAATGGCGTCCGGTTGTACGTCTGCGTTCGCCGTGTCTTCCTCAAACGGAAGTTCCTGTTGTACAATTCGCCATTTTTTGTTGAACAGATACTCTTTGACTTCGAACTCACAGGATTGGATTTCCTGCTCCAGCTCGAAGGCATTGATATACGATTCATTCTCATTATTGAACATGGTGAACGGAGCGCATAGGTTTAGAACTTTTCCTGTTTTGAGAAAACGTTTGGCTACCAGAGTAACCCCTTCATTATCTCCATCTCCGCCAATGGAATACCCTGTAACGTCAAGCACCTGTCCTATGATATCAGGCACTTCATCTACTGATTCTATACCGTCCACTTCTTTCTGTTCTGTAAGCAAAGCGGCGTGGGGATTCAGTTTGCTGAATGCATTGATAAGGTCTGATGTTACCAGGTTCTTGCCTTCTACGGTGGTTGTACCATTCTCATCCTTGTAGGTGGCCACCAAGGTACTGTCCTTGGTGATTTTAGCTTTTATGATCTTCATTATCTTCTATATTTATATTCGTTGACAAATTCGTTATAATAACGGTCTTCCGGAAGGGGAAGTGTTATTCCCAGTTCCGTGGCTGCATCTGCTTTGACCTTATTCAAAAAGTCCGTCATTTGCAGTGTGTTCAGTTTCGATGTGCTTCCGGCTATGACCGTTTCTTTTCCTTTGATAATGGTTGTCCTTCGTAGATATAGGTTGCAGTAATAATCGTGTACGTCCTGTTTGTCCGTTCCTGTTTCCTGTTCGATACAGGTAAACCAAAGCCACATTAGGGCGTTTTGACTTAATGTGCGCGGCTCTGTGTAACGTTCGATAATTAACCTGTAACGACCGTTACGGAGCTGCGAGCACATGAAATCAAAGGACTTGTTCAGTGTTACCACACCTTTTTCTTTTATAAGGATAGCTTCTTGTGCCATTATTCCAGTCCGAAAATCTTCTTGTCCGTGATAGATTCTCTATTAGCTTCCAAAAACTCTATGAAATGTTCTACGTGTGCCGTGAGCAGTTTCACTGTCTGTTCGTGATTGTAAGTATAATATTCCGGATATTGCGTACCACTGATAAGCGGTGTGCGGCTGGTACCGCCTTTCAGCGCATAAGCCGTAAACTCAAATGCCTTTATGCTTTCCATCTGACCGGAAGCAATTAGGCAATAAGGGTAGACATGGCGCTGCCACCCGTGGGCGTATTTGCCGAACTCGTATTTAGATGTGGATTTTATGTCATAAACAACATCCTTTCGGAGTTCGTCGATAAATCCGTATAACTCCACATTTCCGTACTGGGTAGGAAGAATGGCGGATACATAGACCTGACTTAATGAGCCTTTGAAATACTCTGCCTGTTCGATACACCATTGTCTGTCGAAAAGGAAATGCCGTGCAGGTGCGATATCCGTTGCTGGAAAAGCTACTTGTATGGTATTGGTTTCCTTATCGCCAATGATGGAGTAGGGGGAACGCTCTGTCGGCACGTGATTTTCGCAATGGACATAGCAGTCAATGATAGCATTGAAGGCTGTTCCCTTGTCGGCTGCTTCACTCTCAAACGGTACACGATTGATAGCATCCAGAAGGTCTTGCTTCAGGCTCTCTTCGATTTCTTCCGGAGAGCGTTTATACTCTCCGGTTTCATTATCAATGTTCCAGAAGTTTTCCACTTCTTCATCAGCTCTCAGATACTTGTCGAATTTGTCAAGTAATGAGGGATAGATTCTATAACTAGGCTGCTTCATATATTTTTTTTACTTTGTCGAATTTCAACCCTAATTCCTTGCATCTTTTATTCAGTAGCATACCTGCTTGTAATTTGCTGTCGAAGATATGCTGCAGGCTCTCCAGTGATTGTTTCACTTCGTTGGCCGTGTCCGCATCCGCTACCATGGCTATCTGTTCCTTGATAACTTCCATAAGACCTTCATATTCGGAGGACAGTTCTGCCTGTTTTTCCTGATAGGTCTGATAAGTGTTTACAATCTTTGTCATAAAGTCGTTCGGTCCGGTGATTGTACCTTCTGCATTAATGATAACTGGTATCTTTATGCGTGCCGGAAGATTGCAGGTATTCTTACCGTAGAATTTCTCGCACGGATCAAAAGAGATGGTTCTGTCCTTACCTATGGCTTCCATATAGCCTACAAGATCAAGCTCTTTAATCAGGTCACCGGCAGAAGAACCTCCGATTTCCGGGCGTATCTGTTTGTCCTCTCCGTTCTTTTCCTCGCGTTCATGGGCTACGAATATTACTGATTTACCCATTAGTGTGACTTGGTTTACGAAGTTGATGAACATATTCTTTCGTACTCCATATCCTTGCAGGGACAGTGTGCCATCCGCTTTCTTCATTTTGGGATTGTTTTTCATTATATATTTATCCATGAAGGATAACATTTTTCCTGCCGTATCAATAACGATGGTCTTGTATTCGGCAATTTCTCCGCTCGTAAGAACTTCATCCACCTCTTCCCATTTGGAAATTTGTACGGTGTCTACACGGTGGGCTGCATTCACACGGTGAACGCCACCGTCAAAGTCCAGGAGTAGTGGCTGGGGAGAGCTTAACGCCAGTGTGGTCTTTCCCATACCAGGTTGTCCGTAGATTAATGCCGACAGGGCATTCTTAACTGTCAGTTCGTTAGGTTTTTTGATAAGTCCCATAATCAATAATTTTTAGTGGTTAATAAATGAGTTAAAAAAAATAGTTCCCGGATAGTCGGCCAGGACACACCGGGATAAATAAGGATATAGAATATAACATATAAAGAGGGCTCTCACCTCACGCTGTCCTTTCCAGCGGCTTTGGGTTAAATTATTATCTAACAAATTGCTCTCTGCTTCACTGCCTTGAAGTCTCTAACATGGCTACGTTTAAAGGGTGTACGGCTCCCTCTCTTTGGGTGTGGGTAATACAGGATTCGAACCTGTATCTGTATTCCTCCTGAAAACAATCACAAACCGTCTGAACGTAAAGAAAAAAGTGAATACCGCTTTTCCATTAAGCTAATTACCCGTGTGGCTTATGCCACTTTCTTTTTTAATTTTCTAGGCTTCCTTGGCATTTTGACCTGTGCATAACGCAGGACATCACTGGCATTGCAGAACCATTTCCCGTTTTGTGCGCATGTAGGCTTGTCGGAACGTATTTTGTTTTCTTCGATCAGTCTGATAAGCCTTCCTATGCCTCCAACTATTTTGGCCGCTTCTCTTTTACCGAATGTATGAGTGTCCATGATGGCTAGGATGTCTGCTAGCCGTGCTTCTGCCGTTCCATCAAATAAGATGGATGTCCGTAGTTGGTTGTTAACTGTATAGTTCATAATCTGAATCTGTTTTTGTTCGTCTTGTTCTTGATACTTGGGTGGTTCTTGTCTTTGCTCTGCTGCATTGTCTCATGTCGGGATGAAAATCCAATGCGGCAATGACAAGGAACAGGATGGAGAAGAATAGCTCAAGCCCGTGTTTACGTATCTCTTTTATATCGAAGTTGATCTTCATGCGCTCACAGAACATGTATAATACAAGCTCGGTATCTTTGGAAATACCCAGCTTTTTGTATATATCCCGCTTCTGTGCTTTGATGGTCCATTCCGAGCGTTGCAGACTGTCGGCTACTTCCTTGTCGGCCAAACCCTTGCAATATTGTTCGGCGACAAGATGCTCGCGCTTTGATAGCGTAATCATGACACACGCTGGATTTTGAACTCTCCGCGCTTGCGGTCAACCTCTCCTGTTCGTTTCCAATCGGCATTTTCTACACACATCTCCAATCTTAGTCTGGAAATGGTTGTGTTGACGGAAGATATCGCACGCACAGGGAACACAACGATATCACCTACCTTCATCGCTCTCAATGTGGCCGCCCAATTTTCTGTTACTTTTACCATATTACTTTAATTTAGCGAGTTTAACGATGTTGTCTAGAGCATTAATGCTGCTTTCGTGTCGTGCCTGTAGGCGGGTGAACGAATCGAACCACATGTCGCTCTGTTCCTTGACTTCTTTAAGGTCTTGTTCCAGTTCTTGCACACGTCTTACAAGGTCTTCGTGTGTCATGCTTTGTAATTCTTCTACTGTTGTCATAGCTTTATTTTTTTTGATTTTCAATATTGTCAAGTTCGTTGCTTATCACTAATGATGTTACCGCGAAGGCGGTGGATGCTATCCAGAACCATACGCCCATATCGCACATGGTAATAAGGAGTATCGCGTATGATACTGCGCATAATATTGATATTGCTTTCATTTGATTGTGTATTAGTTTTGTTCCCCCAAACCAATCCGATTGGCGGCATCACGCTTTTATTGGGGGATTTACTTAACTTTGTGGTGTCAAACAAAAAATTAAGTATTATGAACAAGTTTGTTGAAATCACCGTGGATGGTGAAAAGTGCATCATCAATACAAGTGCAGTTCAGCTTGTAAAGCCTACCGATGAAGGTACATTGATTTTATTTCAAAATGGAGCTAAAATCCATACGGAATTTAGCTTTCAGGAGCTGTCAAATATTCTTCTGAACTAAAATTTCTTTCTTGTATATCGGGATAGTGAACAACTTTATGACAACGGTTTTGTTGATTATCCCGGTATCATCTTTTCCTATAAATCCATAGGGTGTAGGACGTATTTTTACTATTTTTTCAATTATTGCTTTCATTGTCATAAGTAGATATTATTAGTTTGTGCCCCGATAACCTCTCTCTGGTCTTCCCACCGGAGTTGTCAGCTACTGTTCTTCACTGCATAACCGTTCGGGGCATGATCGCCCTTACTTCGCCCGGCTGCTTGCATCGACCTTGTTACAGGCTGCTTGCTTCGACCGTTAGTTCTCGCGTCCTCTATGCTGGGATTGAGGGTAAGCGCCAGTATCGCTTTCTGGAACGGATTGCTAAGGGCAATCACTCCATGTAGTTCCTGCCATACCTTTTACGGATTGTTTCCGGTATCGAGACCGGACAGGATAATCCTGATTAATGTCCTTATTAATCTCCGCAGTACTGGGAGCCTAAATATCCACGGCTGTTGGAGTTGTAGCAGTCTGACCATTCGGCTTTGAAAGTGACTTTTTCTGCTTTGACCGGAGTGAACACCTTGTTATTTCTTTCTTCCTGTTGTCTTGCCAGCTCTTCCTGCATTGTAACATTCAGTTTTGCCAGTTTCCATGTTGATTTCAGAACTTCACCGAAGGTCTTGCCTTGTTTCTTGCCTACATACTTGTAAGTTCTGTGGGCATCTCTCATAATCTGTCGTAAATCGAATCTTTTCATTGTCTTACCTCTTTTTAGTTAGTCAATATTTTTGCACTTCCGAACTATTTTTCGTTCCTTTGTGCTGTTGTTTATTGTTTGATGTTGCAAAGATACTAACATCACTGATATATCAATGATATTAGCCTATAAATATCACTGATATTAACTTTAATTATCATTATAGGCTTAATATATTAGTGATATGTACGATTTGAAAGGATTTAGACAGGCTTTTAATCTTACTCAAAAGCAATTGGCAGAGATTCTAAAATGTCAGCAGTCAAATATCTCTGGAATGGAAAAAACTATGAGAGACTTAGAACCGATACAGAAAAAAAGGCTGGAAGAAGCATACGGTTCTGAGTCCGTGGCTAAATTTGTTGTATCTTCTTTTTTGGAAAGTACGATAAATGATAGTCGAAACAAAGGGGATATGGGAGGCTACACCACATATCTTCTTCCCATGTCAGCTATGGGAGGAACGCTTACGGGTTTTGCGGCTCCAGGCGCAATGCTTCAAAATTGTGAGGCTATAATTTCACCCATTGAAGATGTAGACTTTGCCATTACAGTATATGGAGATAGTATGGCACCTGAATACCCCTCAGGTTCCCGTATTTTGATAAAGAAGATAAACCCCAATATCTTTATAGACTGGGGTAAAACATACGTTTTGGACACTGCAAATGGGGTTATAGTAAAGGAACTTCATGAGTGCAAAGGTAAGGAAGGGTATGTGAAATGCCATTCGGTTAACCCGGACCCGAAATTTTCGGACTTTGACGTTCCTTTGTCAGAGGTGTACGGCGTATATCGAGTACTTATGTGTATGTCGGCAAAATAAGAAAAATATGCTCAACTGGAAAAATCTGAACGGAAAGAAATATCTTCATTTTGTTCCGGATGAAGAATGCACATGTATATATGTAGATGTTCCTATACGCGCTATCTTATATGAAGGATATAAGACATGCTTGATTAGCTCAGGAGACTTCATTATTTTAAAGCCGATTGGTCAAAAATCTTTTTCACTAAAGTCTGAATATTCAGGCGTCTTGACTTATATGGCTAAAGAATGGGAGATGCATGGAGTGCTATTTTCTGATACTGAATCTGATTTATTGTATATTGATACGTCTGAATCTAGTATTATGGAGTATAAAAAATGGATTGATGAGTTGGAAAACAGGAGAGCAATAAATAAAATAAAAGAGAAGCTTCTTGCAAAGAAACGAAAGCAAGACTTAGAAAAGGCTGCACTGCAAGAGTTAATGGATGAGGGAGAAATCTTTCCGGAAGCAAATAAGCGACCTCCTATACCTAAAGAAGTCGTTGATGTAGTTTGGAGAAGGAATGGAGGAAAATGTGTTTATTGCGGTTCTACTGAAAACCTGCAGCTTGACCATATTATTCCCTTTTCCAAAGGTGGTGCGACTACAGTGGAGAATCTTCAATTATTATGTCAAAAATGTAATTTGCAAAAATCAAATAAAATAGGATAATGATGAAAGAATATATAGCTATATTTGAATATAATGGAGAAATACAGAATCTAGAATTTGTGTCTAATTCAAACTCTCAAGAAAAACTAAATTCTGAAGCAAGAATGTATGTAAATGACTATCTTCTAACAAAATATGGAACTGTTACATATCATTTTATAAGAGTTATTCCTAAATAAGAACCATTTTAAACACAATGTTTATATAAGCTAAAGATGAAAGTCAATATTAAAGTTAGAGATAATTATAAAAGCTATTGCTCCTTAATAGATGAAGAGAAAATTTTGTTAAATAACAAAATCGTTCTTGACGAAAAGAAAAATAGCAGACCGGATTATAAAGAAAAAAATACTCCTACTTATAGCGATGTCTTACCAAATGATATAATTTTTACCATACAACAAAAAGAAACTGAAGAAAAAGATTTTAAATTCATTTTACGCTGTGTTCCTTTTTGTGAAAGACCTTTTTTTAGATATGATTCTACGGGACCTTCTCATAGGAATTCCAATTTGCCTATTCCTATAGAGGAACAACAAGTTCCAACTCCTCATTTTCATCGGTTCGTAGCTGATGGAAAGGAGATAGCTTACAAGACAAAGGTGCTGTTGGATGAAAAGCAATCAAAAGTTTTGGAAGATATTTCTATGTGTGTTTTGCATTTTATGCAGGAGGCCAATATAAAATTTGAAAATTTTGATTTAATTTCGACCCCAGGTGTTCTTCCTTTTAAAATGGAAGAAAATATTGATCCTTTAGAAAATGTACAATTTGATATTGAATAATCATGGAAGATATAATAAAGATTATAATAGCGTCATTTAGTTCTTTGTGGAAAGTGAAAAAATATGGAAAGACCATAGAAATAATAACGCCTTTCTTTACCACAAATGATTGCTTTGTTTCTGTTTTTCTAACAGAAAGAGAGGGCTATTACATTATTACTGATGGTGGTTGGATTAGTGAAAATTACTATAATAATTTTTTCGATAGTGATGATGAGTCTTATTTAAGACTGTTCACTTATTATAAGGAACAATATTCTATACGTGAGACGGAATCAAACAATAAAATTTATTATTATAAAACTACAATGAAAAAAGAATTAGTACCAAATTTGGTTCTTGAGGTGTCTAATTTTATTTCAACCGTGGTAAGTTCTTCTTTTATAAAATTTCAAGATGATAAGGATAAGGATTTGCAAAAGAGATTCCGTACGCAGGTGAGTAACTTTCTTACAGCTGGGTTTGATAAGAAGGAATTGTCGTTTAATGGGTTTATTGATGAGAGGTATAAGGATATAAAATTTAATGCTGTTGTTAAAAGAAGTGATAGATTTACATTGTTTAATTATGTAACTGGTACTACTGAATTTTATTTTCGTGGTAGTATTGGACGTTCTAATATGAATTTCCAGTTAATAAATAGGACAATGCTAAAAAAGCAGATACATAGGCGTGTGACGGTTGTGAATGATCAAGCTTCAGGATATAAAATTGAAAAATTGAAACAATATCTTGACTTGATATCGGATGAAGCGGAGTCTGTAGTCGTTAATTGGACTAATAGAAAAAAACTATTAGAATTATAATGGGATGATGATTGTTTAATACGAAAAAACGTTAGACAATGTAATAATGAAGTCGGTGATACTAGTGTGGGGAGCTTTAGCTTTTATGCCAAGAATGCAATCTACAAAGATCAAATAAAATAGGATAAACTTATAATTAAATTTAAGATGAAAATACATCATTATACTTCTATTGAAACATTAGAAATGATTCTTAAGAACAAAAGTATAAAGTTTAATCGTTTGGATCAAGTGGATGATAAAGCAGAATATAAATATGACTCAACGGTTTATGATACGAATATAAAATTAGGTAAATATACTTTTGTGAGTTGTTGGACTAAGTCGGAAATGGAAAATATTGATTTATGGAATCGATACGGGAAAGGGAATAAAGGTGTAAGGATAAGTTTGGATGAGGATATGTTTGAAACTTACGATGTGGGAACTGTTAATAGATCATTTTATAATAATAGGGAATATTGTTTTGAAAATTTTGTAGTCAGTTCTTATATTAATAAAGTCGGTCTTGTTGATGTGAAATATGAACAAAATATTGAGCTATATTATAAAGAAGCTATCAAATGCTTTGATCAAGGAGTTGCGTTTAAACATGATAATATTGGCATTTATAAGAAAAGGGAATGGGGATTACAGAATGAAAGCCGTTTCATTATTCATGCACAACCGTTTGAACCGGCTTTAATGAGCAATCATCCTTTGAGCTTTCCGTTGGCTCTTGGTACTGCTTATAGAAATGGAATGGAGCTGAGTAGAACAGCCCTTTATATTCCATTAAAGCAGGAAGTTTTAGAGCATTTAGAAATAACAATGGGACCTGGAACAACTGATGAAGATCGGAAAAAGGTTGAAAAGATATTGAAAGATTGTAATATTAAAGCAGAAATCAAAGATAGTGCATTAAAGGGGGATTTATAATATGACTATTCTGGAAAATGTTAGATTATGCTTGGCTAGGTATAGTAGTTCAGTTTATTGACGAAAACAAGAAAGATGTGAAACATGTTATTGAAAGCCTTGATGATATTTATAACTATGAGGATGAATTCTTTAAGGCGATCGATATGTACGAACATAAGGAATAGGATAAAAGTTCTAGAAGATTAATTAAAGATAATTGCAGCATTAGCAAATGTATTGTTAGTGCTGCAATGTGAATATTGGAGTTTTATTATATATGGTTCAAAGCATATATGACTGTTCGTGTCAGTGGAAAAATCAAAAACACTGTAGGCTTTCACCTTCATGCAAAGGGTGGGGATGTCGATTTCTGTCTACGCCCATTGAAGAGATTCCAGCAACAATCCAGGAGAAAGCAAAGCTCTTTTCCAAAGTGTACCGGGAAGCGAAGCAAAAGGGAGTGCTGGAATGCCCACACTACCGATCAATTTTCATAGATGAGGTGCTGGCCAATTTGCCGAAGGGTGAAGTGTGTTAAATAAATGGTTTATGTTATTGTTTATTGTTTGATTTTCGTATATTTGCAATAAATCTTAATTTGAATGGGAAGTTGGAGTGAACAACAGGAAGTAAAGAAAGAAGTCAAGGAAAAGGACAAGGTAAGACGGGAAAAACTTGCCGGGTTGTTTTTTGATTTAGCAAAACTTTCATTTGCCGGACTTGTTGTAGGTGGAATAGTTTCCATGAAGCCTGATGTAGATATAACTCTTGACATATACAGGGTTATTATAGGTGGAATCTCTACCATCATTTTTATTAGAATAGGAAATACAATTTTAAAATAAAGTGGATTATGGACATGTTAAGTTTAGTATATACAATAAGTGCTGTTGTAGGTGGTGGATTTTTGGTGTGGCTTAACACAAAATCCGGGAAAAAATGGCTCGCAAATCTATAG